AAATAAATCTTCTTCGTATTGTTTTTTCGAAAACAGATTTGGGTACAATTTTGCCACAATAGAACATTTGTTGGCAGAAGGCAAGAAAGATCCTACTGCGGTAAACGGTGATAGAAATTTCACTTTCCAAACCGTAAGTAAAAAGGGGTTTGACAAAACGGATTGGAGAAACATACTAGCCGCAAAACAAGTTAAATCCCAAAACTTGTTACAAACACTGGCGATTGGTGGTGTGCAGAATATCGTATGGGCATTTAATCTAGAAACAGGAACTACTGACCCATATGTTTTTGAAAAAACTAGAGACGATGGTCAATTCAATATAGATGGCGAATCATTCACAATAAGAAAAGATATTGCCACAAGATACCAAGGCGATGATATGAATTCGGTAAATACAATTATACCGATACAAAGCGAAAGAGATTTGGAGAGAGTTAAAAAAGAAAATTTCATCACTCCATATTTGTCTCGTTTAATGAGTAACATATTGAACATTGACATTTGGGGCGACTCAGCATTGACTGCAGGCTCGGTCATAAACATAGATTTTCCAACAGTAGATGGTATGACTGATAAAACAAAAAACAAAATGATATCTGGTTCATACTTGATAACACAAATACGTCATATAATTGTCCCAGCAGGAACGGGAACATATACCCAAGCGTGTGAAGTGTTGCGCTCTGGATTTTTGAGAGACTAACCTATGAGTTTCAGTACTATTGGCGAAGGTACATTCGTTTGGTTTGTTGGAGTTGTTGTTAACAATTCTGATGATCCGCAAAAGTCGGGGAGGGTTCAAGTCAAAATCGTTAATGAGCATTTTGACAAAATAACTGATGACAAACTCCCATGGGCGATTATAATGATGCCTTCGACTTCTTCTTCTTTTAGAGGAAAAGGTTGGTCGCCAACAGGGATTGAAGTCGGCTCTCATGTGATTGGGTTTTACATGGACGGAAAAGAGAAAAACATTCCCGTTGTTATGGGAACATTTCATCTTCCGAAACCAGATGGCGACCCATCTAAACACGATGTCAGTGCTTTTGCTCGTGGTGAGGCTGGCACCTCTAGTCAATACCCATTCAATAAGGTTTATCAGTCATTGAGTGGGCATGTTGTTGAAATTGATGACACGCCTGCAAATGAGAAATTGCACATTTATCATAAAACTGGAACGCATGTTTTGATTGACAAAGATGGCACCATAACCACAAAGTCAGAAAAAGACAACACCGAAATAACAATTGGTGAAAAATTCATATTGGTCAATGGTGACATCAGTGTTCAGTCTGCTACGGGTAAGATCAACATCGTTTCAAATGGTAAAACCAGTATAACATCTAGCACAGCAATAAGCATTCAGGCTCCAATAGTCGGAATCAACGCATAAAATGTCAAGGTTTGTTTTATACCTCCCAGAGCCTCCACAAATAGAGTGCACAAATGGGGACATGACAAAAACTTTACAAAACTACTTCAAAACTCTTGGCACAGTGCCATCGCAGTTAAGGGTTCAGGCTGCACTATTTGACGATAACAATTGCAGTAAAGACTTAGAAAAAGCCATAGAGCAAATCGAAACAGTGATTAACGAGGTCACTGGTATTTTAATGACCGATGTGTTCACCTCGATACGTTCCAGCGTAGACGAAGCAGAATACAAAGTTCGAGAATTTCTGAAAGACATTGATGTGTATTTTCAGAAGTTGATACTGGAAATATTGTTTAAGATTGTAGACATAATCAGTGTTGCCATACCAAACCCATTGAACCTGCCTTTGCCATTTTTACCAGAATGCAAATTGGGCGATGTATTCACCAAAGATGGAAAACAAAAGATCAAAGCCGCAATGGCCAAAAATGGTGAAACCGTAAGAGCATTTTTCAGTGGTATTGATAAAGCAGTCACTGACTTTTTCACAGGCGAATGGAACATCGTTTCTCCAGATTACAGCACCGAGGAAATTTGGCAAAAGTTAGTTGACTGGATAAATGAACAGTTCGATTTGACATCTAAAGCGATAGTAGAGGCGATGACAAACTTTTTGAAGAAAGTTCCTGTGCTAGGACCATTGATATCACAACTTGGGTCAATCACAGACCCAACAAAGGCATTGCAATCGGTTTTCGATAGTTTGTATGATAGTGCTAATAGCAGTTACAAAAGCATACGGGATAAACTCATCAATGGTAATTATTCTGAAGAAGTAAGAAAACAACTAGAGGAACAAGCCCAACAAATAATGGACTCGTTCATAAATGCTATCTTGGCTGTGAAAATACCACCACCATTTAGTGCACTGATCGGCGCGAGCAGTGTTGGTGAAATGCTTGATATTGATATGGATGAAGAAATAAAGAAGTTTAAAGTGTTCATGAAAGAAAAGGTCATTGCCAGAATAAAAGATGGTTGGAATCGTCTAATGAACAAATTGAAACGTTTGTCCACACTGAGTTTTGTCGAGTTGATCATGAAAGCATTTGAAAAGGTCTACAATACTCTGAAAAACTTGGCCAACTCTGTTCCTATCGTCAAACAAGCATTGAAGATTTTCGACTTTGTGAAACAACTTGTTGACATCTTCAGGGGCAAAATCGACATTTGTACAGTGATGAATGTTATACTCAAGCCGATCTTTTCATTAGCAGATAGTGTTTACTCTTTGATACCGAAAAATTGTTTCGAAGTGAGATATACCAAATATGGTTATCTACCAGACAGCAGTGTTGCCTAAATAAAACCAAATATTCTTAAAAGAGACCGAAATGGCAGTCCAAAGAGCAGATGACAAGTCGAATTTGAGAGAAAAAGAAATCTACAGCGACTTCTTCACCAATTTTAATATCCACCCAAACACGGGTACATTATTGAAAAGAACGAATGTCGAGGCGGTTAAGCGTAGTTTAAGAAATTTACTCTCGACAGACAAAGGCGAAAGACTCTTTTCTCCAGACTTCGGTGCAAACATCAAACAATATTTGTTCGAACCTGCAGACTCTGTGACGAGAGAAAACCTAAAGGTGTCCATTTCTGAGGCTATAAAGAATTATGAGCCTCGTGCATACGTCGATGCAATCAATATCTCATTGAGCAACGACGAGCACACATATACTATCGACATTATTTTCAAAGTCATAAATAATCCTGATCCTGCATTGCTACAAGTTAAATTAGATAGAGTACGATAATGGCAGCAAACTCAAGCATCTCGCTAACATCTTTGGACTTTGACTCTTACAAAAGAGAACTCAAGGCATTCCTAAAACAACAATCTGCATTTAAAGATTACGATTACGAATCTTCTAATATGAGTGTGTTGTTGGATGTGTTGGCATACAACACCTATCAAAATGCATTTTACATGAACATGATCAGCAATGAGATGTTTTTGGATACTGCACAATTGCGAGACAGCGTGGTCAGTCATGCTAAGGAATTGAACTACTTACCAAGATCATTTAAGTCTGCAGAAGCAACATTGGCTGTTACCATTGTATCTTCAGATCCAGAAAAAAGAAATATTGTTATTCCAAAGGGAACAGCATTCAGCACTCGTGTTGGTGCCAATACTTACTTGTTTACCACACCAGAAACATCAACAGTCACAAGTTCTAACACCACCTTTGCAACATCTTTGACTGTTTATGAAGGCGATTACGTTACAGACACTTACCCAGTAAGTTATACAACACCTGTTAACTACATTATCAACAATAAAAACGTTGACATTTCAAGTCTGAAAGTGACCGTCATTGAAGACAATGGCGCAAACATGATCAATTACACAAGAGCGACATCTTTGTTTGATTTGTTGGCGACTTCTCCAGTGTTTTTCATCCAACCGTACATTGGTGACACCTACGAAATCATTTTCGGTGATGGTATCGTTGGTAGAAAACCAAAGAATGGGTCAGTTGTTGTAATCGAATATAGAATTTCTAATGGCGAATTGCCAAACGGCGCAAGAGTTTTCCGCGCAGCACAGGCGATTGACGGCGAGACAAATATAACAGTAAGAACAGTGTCAACTGCATCAGGCGGCGCAGTGTATGAATCACTAGAATCAATCAAATACAATGCACCTCGTGCGTTTACTACACAAGAAAGAGCAGTAACCGCAGAAGATTATGAAAATCTACTGAAAATCAACTATCCAGAAATCAATGCTGTGACTGCTTATGGTGGCGAAGATGCAGAACCACCACAGTACGGTCGAGTTTTTGTATCCGTAGACTTGAAAGATGTAGACGGTCTACCAAAAATTAAAGAAAACGAATACAAACGTTTCCTACGCAGCAGATCTACTGTAGCAATGGAACCAGTGTTCATTTCTCCTGACTATTTGTATTTGTCTGTTGCTTGTGATGTCAAGTATAACATTAACCTAACTCCATTGAACCCAGATGACATTCGCACATTGGTAATGGCA